GTTGGGTCCTCTGCTGCAAATCCAAAAGCCGAAAGCTTTGAGAAATCAGTAGAAGTAGACTTAACCGCGGCCCAGTCAGCGGGCATAAGAGTTGACTTGTGTTGTCGAGTGAAAACTTGGCATCACCACCCAGACTAATTGGACGAGAGAGGACTCTCTAATTGGTCGCCTGGGAAGTGCCCTTGGTAGAGAAAGGACACTTCAAGTTTCACTGTCTCCGTCGGCCTTTGAGGCCACGTGATTTCACGACAGTGTCGTGGGGGTTAGCACGCCGAAGCGTAACATGCGCCAGCGGCCGATGCCACCGGATAACCCCCGCACGCGGGACAAAACAAATGCTCTCAGCCCCCTGGTGGGCCGCCTTTTTTTGAAACGCACAGATGCCAAAGTTATCCAGAAAGAGACGACCAAGTGAATGGAAGTTCAGACTGGAAAACAAAGGCACCTTCGAGATTTGATGTATTCAAGGGTCTTGAAGGTAACGAGTCCAGGGAGAAGGGCTCCGGCATTGGAATTTTCTTATCAGCAATTGCCCGATAGTTGAGTGATCTCAAACTGACGAGCTGCTGAGTATAGAGGTGTTCCATAGCCATGGAGAACTGAACCTTGGTTCCGAGAGCAGTTTTTGCCAGGAGATTCGGATGCTCATTGAGCTCCTTCTCAGCAAGAAGCCAGGCAGCGCAGAGACCACGCTTTGACCTGAAAAACTTCTCTCCAGATTGGTCCTCACCACCACCAGGTGCGAAGAAATCCTCAACAGGATTCAAATCGGACTTAGTGGAAGTGAACAGAGCCTCAATACAAAGCAAGGATACCAAACTTTGTAATGAGTGTCCCCCCAATCCTAACGATGAACGGGCCGACATAGAAGAGAGAGAAAAGGATTTTAATCTCTTTTTTGCGATCTTAAAAGTTAACCAAGTGGACTCTTCAGTCACTTGCGGTACTTGGAAAACACCCGGGTTGTCATAGATTTTTCTAGCAACTCGCAGGTCAAGATCAGTCGGTACGAACTTATCGAGGATGGGAAGACCCAATCCACCCAGATGTGCCGGGGTGAACCAGGGTACCTTCGACTCCTGAAGGCGCTTTTTGTTTCTGGAAAGGTACTTCTTGTATACTGCAACTCTCATGTTGGGAGGAGAGGAGTTAACAAGAGCATGTGCCCGTACACCAAGAGGTGAGAACAGATCACCAACAGAAGCAGCGCTGGAGGCCCCACCGGAACGTGTATATCCATACAGTAAGCCCATATTCACATATGGGATCAATTCAAAATGACAGACCCTTTCATATTCTTCGCCGGTTTCACGGCTAAAGGTCCTCTTAAAGAAGCCTTCAGAAGAGTAGAGGAAGGAAGTCGAATTGATATTGAGATACTGTTTGGAAAAATACACCTTTCCGACGGAGGGAAGCATTCCAACGAACTTTGCCATTTTTTCCCAAGCGGAGAAGAGCAGGTCACTACCCCTCAATAAGGCATCATCGCCATTAATGAGCAGAGGTAACTGTCTCAACTTCTTCTTCTGGTTGTGCTCTATCTCATAAGCAAGCTTACAGATAGCTGCGTTAACAATGCACAGCACCGGGAAAGAAACGATAGATCCCATCAACTGGCCGCGAACCTACGGCTTCTGCAGTTTTTTCTTTCTCTTTCCAGAACCAACTTTTATCTCCATGGTATGCTGAGTGAGAGCCCTTTTAAAAAGGACACGCTCATTATCGGGGAGATTGAGTTCCAAAGAGAGCTCTTCAGCCACAATATCAGAGGCCCAGGAGTACAAAGAATTCGTGGCATCGGAGTAATCGGCAGACAGCCATTTTTGACCGTCTTTGAGATTTCCCATGATGTCTTGCAAACTCCATTCCTCAACCGGACGACCGGTGTAGATGAAGGTGGGGTGCCGAGACAGCACACTCCACAAGAAATGCTGCAGAGGCTTTAGAGCAAAGCCCAGGAGCGGGGGACCTTTGGTGATGGTTCTGACCTTCAGTGACTCT